AAAGAAGACTAGAAGAACCATCAAGCTTAAACAATCCTAATGATCCTGCAGGTGGTAGTTTACCAATATATGAAAAAGAATATTTAGAAAATCTATTAGAGGTAATAAAAGCCCCTGCTAAAAAAGGAATGATTGGTAAGGTTCTTGATAAGATAACAGGTGCTGAAACAGAAGAACCTGACTTGCCTAACTTAACAGATCCAACTTATACTGCTGAGACTGTTCCTCTTTCTAATGAACCTTACAAGCCAACAACATCAGCAACCCCCTCCCCATCAAGAACAAAAGCAGCAGCAGAGATAATACAGGATAGCATAGATCAAAAATCTTTTGGTGACGTTGGTAAAGAAGCATCTAAAAAAGCTACTGAAAAAGTTTTTGGCCCACAAACAGAGACAGCTAAACTACGTGCTTCAACAGAAACTGCTGCTCAAGATAGACGTGAAGAAGCAAGAGATAGAGCAGACGATATAACTAGAATTGCTGATGAAACAGGATCAAGCATAGCCGAAGTAGGTAGAGACATTGCACCATCTACTGAAGAAGAAGATCCAGACTATGGTGATCCAAGAAGAGGTATGATGAACAAAGGCGGCTCCCCTAAAAAGAAAAGAAAAGCTAAAAAGAAAAAGTAAATCCAGATAACTATAAGGCCACTCAGCTTCGGCTGACCCCAACATAAGGAAAAAACAAATGGCTACAAGTGAAACAGCAAAACCAAACCCTATGGTAAAACCTGATATACCCAGAGTATTAATGGGTTCAGGTGGATATTTAACTAACGAGGAGCGCATCAAACAAGATGAAGAAGAACTACTAGCTCTAAAAAAAGAAGCTTTAGGTGTAACAGATGAAGAAAGTACTGAAGATAAACCCAGTAGCAAAGAGCCTAAAGCTGAACCAGTACAGGCAGAGAGTGATACCAAACAAAAAGAAGAACCAGAAGCTGAAGCACAAGAAGAAGATTTAAGTGCCGAAGAAAAGAACTTCAAGAAACGTTATGGTGATCTACGCAGACATTCACAGAAGAAAGAAGAAGAGTTTAACGCAAAGCTAGAAGCACTACAAGCACAGGTAGATAAAGCATCAAAGAATGAGCTTGTACTTCCTAAGACTGATGAAGAGTTAGAAGCTTGGAGTAAAGAGTATCCAGACGTAGCAGGTATCGTTGAAGCTATAGCAGACAAAAAGTCTAAAGCTACAGCTAAAGATCTTGAAGCACGTATGGCTGAGTTTGAAGAGCTACGTATTACAGCTAAACGTGAAAAGGCAGAAGCTGAATTAGTAGGTATGCATCCTGATTTTGCACAAATACGTGAGGATGATTCTTTCCATACTTGGGCAAAAGAACAACCTAAGTGGGTACAGGATGCTTTGTATGAAAACACTGAAGATGCAAAGTCTGTAGCACGTGTAATAGATTTATACAAAATAGACACAGGAATAGTAACTAAGAAAACGAATAATGACAAGGCAGCAGCATCATCTGTAAAGACAAAAGGATCTGTAAAAGCAGAACCAGATGAAGCTAGTAAGTACGTTAAAGAGTCAGACGTAGCTGCAATGCCTATAAAGGAATACGAGAAGCGTCAGGAAGAAATACTTGATGCCCAACGTAACGGAAGATTTATTTACGATATGTCAAGAAAATAGTTGACAAACTAAACATTGTAAGTAAAACTATAGCATATACACAACAGTTAATGTGTATGCTTAATCAAGCACTAAGCCACACAAAAGACTTACCCAAAAGAATCGGCCCCATTAGGACTACCCGAAGACATTGGCCTCTTCATGGTGGATATGTAGTGTTAATTCAACGCCATATCTATATAAGGAGATTTAATTATGGCTATTGCATCAGCAAGTGGAGGCTTTAACGGCAACTTCAGCCCGATAATGTTTTCCAAACAGGCGCAAATCGCACTGCGAAAATCGTCTGTAGTAAGCGCAATCACTAACAATTCATACTTTGGTGACATTGCAAATCAGGGTGACGTTGTACGCATCCAAAAAGAACCAGACGTAACTGTTAACGCACTACAGCGTCACACAGGTATTTCTGTAGAGAAGTTAGACGATCAGGATTTCTCGTTAACCATTGACAAAGCTAACTACTTTGCTTTTAAAATGGATGACATCGAAGAGCAGTTCTCACATGTTGACTTCGTAAGTCTAGCAGCAGACAGAGCAGCCTACAAAATGGCAGACGCTATTGACGTAGATGTTTTATCTTACATGTCAGGCTACAGCACAGCAGGAGCATTAGTTACTTCAACTTCAGGTGACGCACAGCACCCAACAGCAGGTGAAATCAACGGTGAATTTCTAAAGACTAACCAGTTGGACGCTACTGATATGGGCGCATTAGGGTCAGCAGACTCTGCGTCAACAGCATACGCTACTGGGGACTCTATCCCAATGGCAACACGCTTACCAGGTGCAACCTCTCTGTCATCAGCTACTGTATCTCCATTAACAGTCATCGCACGTATGGCACGTCAGATGGATACAGCAAATGTTGACGCAAGAGGACGTTGGTTGGTAGTAGATCCAGTATTCATGGAAATGCTAAAAGATGAAGATTCACGTCTTCTCAATGCAGACTTCGGTGGATCAGGTCTACAAAACGGATTGGTTGCAGGAAACATTCACGGTTTTCAAGTGTACGTTTCAAACAACCTACCTGCCAAAGGTAATGGTCCAACTCATGCTGGCGCATTAGCCCAAGATGCACACTACGGTGTAGTTTTAGGTGGACAAGCAGAAGCTGTAGCAACTGCAGAGCAAATGAACAAAGTTGAGAACTACAGAGATCCCGACTCATTTGCAGACATTGTACGTGGTATGCACCTATATGGACGTAAAATTCTACGCCCACAAGGATTGGTGTCAGCTATTTACAACGTAGCATAATAAAAATAACCTTAGAGGCTGGCTATATGCTGGCCTCTTTGTATGTTTAACAAAAGGACATTCTCATGGGTACTATTACAACGGCAATGTGTAACAGCTTCAAGCAAGAGCTTCTTGGGGGTGTTCACGATTTAGATACAGACGTATTAAAACTAGCTCTAATTAAACCTTCACCAACTGGTACGTTTGGTGCAGCTACAACTAACTACTCTGATTTAACAAGTAGCTCTGATGAAGCTTCAGGTACAAACTATACTGCAACTGGACAAAACTTAGGTAGTGTAGCTATCTCAATTCCTTCTGGCACTAGTACGGCTATTGTTGACATAGCTGATGAAGTGTTTTCTAATCTGACACTATCAGCAGCAGGGGCCTTGATTTATAATTCTTCTACCAAAGCAAGCGTTGCAAATAGGGCCATAGCAGTATTTGCATTTGGCAGTACAGTTACATCTACTAGTGGTGACTTTACCGTAGTATTTCCTACAGCAGACGAAAATAACGCAGTTATTCGTATTACATAGTAAGGCTTTATAATGGCTTTTGTCTTAAAAGATCGTGTAAAAGAAAGCACGACAACTACTGGTACAGGTGATTTAACTTTAGGTGGTAGGAGTAGATGAATGGGAAGTAGGCATAGGTACTTGGAACACAGGTAATACTTTTAGTCGTACTACTATTTTAGCTGGGTCTAATAGTACATCTGCTGTCGATTTGTCAGCAGGTACTAAAGACATATTTATGACCTACCCTGCTGATAAAGCTATATTTAAAGATGCAAGTGGTAACTTAACTGTTAGTGGTAATCTTACAGTTGATGGTAGTACTACTACTATTAATTCAACTAACAAAGTTCTTACAGATAAACTAATAGAATTAGCAAGTGGTACTAGCGGTTCAGCGTCAGGTGATGCTGGTATTGTTATAGAGCGTGGCAGTGATGCTAACGCTTTTATTGGTTTTGATGAAAGTGAAAACAAATTCAAACTAGGTACAGGTACTTTTACTGGTGCTTCTACTGGTGATCTTTCTATAACAACTGGTACTCTTATATCAAACCTTGAAGCAGACAGTGTTGTAGTTGGTGGAACAGATGGCGTAACTTTAGGTCAAGGTTCTATATCTATAAAGAATGGTGGTTCACAGTCATATGTAGACTTTTACTGTGAAACAAGTAACGCACACTATGCAAGGCTTCAGGCTCCTGCCCATAGTGATTTTGGTGGTAATATTACTTTAACGCTACCTGCTACTACAGACACACTAGTTGGTAGAACAACTACAGATACTCTAACAAACAAAACACTAGCTGCTCCTGCAATGACAGGTACAACAACTTTTGGGGGTGCGTCAGGTGTTAGTATCGCTCAAGGTGCAATATCTATTAAGAATGGTGGCACACAATCTTATGTAGATTTTTATTGTGAGTCTAGCAATGCACACTACGCTAGGTTACAGGCTCCAGCGCATAGTGCTTTTAGTGGTAACATTACACTTACACTCCCTGCTACCACAGATACACTTGTAGCAAGAACAACTACAGATACACTTACTAATAAAACATTAACCGCACCTGTTATAACAAGTATTAGTAATAGTGGTACTATCACCCTTCCTACTGGAAATGATACATTAGTAGCTAGGGCTACAGTAGATACCCTAACAAATAAAACATTAACAACCCCTGCAATAACAAGTCCTGCGATAACAGGCACTGCAACTTTTGGTGGAGCATCAGGTGTTAGTATTGCTCAGGGTGCTATATCTATAAAGAATGGTGGAACTCAATCATACGTAGACTTCTACTGCGAATCAAGTAATGCTCATTACGCTAGACTACAAGCTCCAGCGCACTCAGCTTTTAGTGGTAATATTACTCTTACCCTCCCTGCTGCTACTGATACATTAGTAGGTAAAGCCACAACAGATACATTAACAAATAAAACTTTAACTTCCCCCACATTAACTTCCCCAGTTATAAACACTGGCGTAAGCGGTACAGCTATATTAGATGAAGATAATATGGCTAGTGACTCAGCTACAAAATTAGCTACACAACAGTCTATTAAAGCATACGTTGATGCAGAAGTCTCTGGTGTATCAGTTTCAACAGAGGCTGTTCAAGATATTGTTGGAGCTATGTTTAGTTCTAATACAGAGACAAATATAGCTGCTACTTATGAAGATGATGATGGCACTATTGATCTTGTTGTTAACTCACTTCCTAATTCATCATTAGCAAATTCTTCTGTTTCTTTTGGTGGTATAAGTCTTGCATTAGGTGCTACTGATGCTACTCCTGCTTTTGATTTGCAAGATGCTACTGGTTATCCTACCAGTTCACTTACAGGTACAATCACTAATGCCCAGCTTGCAGGATCTATAGCCAACGCAAAACTAGCTAATAATTCTATAACTGTATCAGATGGTTCAAATTCTACTGCAACAGCTTTAGGGGGTACTATTACTTTTGCTGCTACTAGCAACGAAACTACTGTAGCAGAAAGCTCAGGCACAGTAACTATTGGACTGCCCAGTGATGTAACTGTATCTAATGACCTTACCGTTTCAGGTAACCTAGTTGTTTCGGGTAGTACAACTCAAACAGGCGCTATTATAACAGACAACAACTTTACTGGTCTTACAAATGCCAACACAGGAAACGCTACAGACTTTGGTTTCTATGGAAAGTATGTAGAGTCTAGCACAACTAAGTATGCTGGTTTGTATTATGATGCATCAACAGATAACACTTTTAATTTATTCTGTGATACTCAAACTGTACCTTCCTCAACAATAAATACATCTGCTACAGGATATGCTGCTGCAAACTTGTCAATTAATAACTTAGTAGTAGGTGGAACTGTAGATGGGCGTGATGTAGCGGCTGATGGAACTAAGCTTGATGGCATTGCAACTGGTGCAACTAATGTAACAAACACAAATCAGTTAACTAATGGCGCAGGGTTTATAACTTCGGCTGACGGTGGAAATGCAGCTACGCTAGATGGTATAGATAGTGCATCGTTTCTAAGAAGTGATACAGGTGATAGTTTTACTGGGAATACACTGAGTTATACAGGAAGTACTGATGAAAAGATAATTCTTTCTGGCTCAAGTAATCCTTACATAAGGTTTCGTGAAGGAAGTGATAACAAAGCATACATACAATGGCACTCTAGTAGCGGAACCCTTTTTATAAGAAATACAGAGGATGGCTCTGGTATTAGAGTACATGACAGTCTTGAGTTCACTCCTGACGGAACAAACTTTTATAACATTTGGCACGCTAATAATGGTGGTTCGGGTTCAGGTTTAGATGCAGATACTTTAGATGGTGTGCAACCAAGTGCTTCCGCAGGTAATAGTACAATAGTTCAAAGACATTCTTCTGGCTATATCTATGCTAACTACTTCAATACAACACCTAATGATATTGCTACAGGTAGCATAACAAAAATTGTTGCTGAGAGTGGTAACGATGGTTTTATGCGCCATGCAACTGCAGCCGCAGTAAGGTCATTTCTAAATGTTGAAGATGGCGCAACGGCTGGTGGTGGCGCAGCAGGTGCAGCATATCTTGACATAGCAACAGGCAACTACGGCACTGTTAAAGTAGACGATGATCGTGGTATTGGTTGGGCAGGGTATGCCATTCGTGATGATTGGGTGCTTATGTCGGATGGCCCAAGTAATTGTGGTATTTATAACGACACTGATAATGAATGGGGTGTGCTATGTAGGCGTAATGCTGAAGTAGAAATATGCCATAATGGGTCGGTCAAAATGGAAACAGCCAGTGACGGAATTACAGTCACAGGCAATGTTGACGTATCTGGTCAAGTTGAAATTGGCGGTGAGGTAATTTTAAAAGAAAGTTCTGATAGGGCAGACTTATTAGAAATAACATCTAGTACCT